ATATTACACGTTTTTTATATTTTTTTAACTAGAAGGTGTAACATATAACCTATGGGGCCAATATTAAATACTATTATAGGAGCCGGAATAAAACTAGCATGTAATTTAATTAATGCGTGGCTAGAACAAAAAAGACAAGATCAATTAGCTTTAGCTGCAAGGGACGAAAAAATGTTAAACGCTTTAATCGCAAGTCAGGAGGCTAATGCGAAAGACCCTTTTGTAAAAGTAACAAGAAGAATTTTATTTATGAGTATTACGTTTACAATGTGTTTTTTGATGATTTATTATGCAATGAATCCACATATATCATACGATTTAATTGTTCCAAAAGGAGATAACGCTAAGTGGGGTTTTTTTGGTTGGGTTTTTGGGGGAAAAGACTGGGAACTGGTGACTATGACCGGAGGATTGATGCTTGCATCGTTTATGGATTTATGTTTCATGGTGATTGGTTTTTATGCAATACCCAGTAAGCGCAGATGAGATTTTTATTATTTATAATCTTGTTTTTTAATGGATGCGCAAGCAAGGTAGCAAAAAGTTTAAGTAAAAAGCCAGATACTGGTTCTATTAAAGATAAATCAGATGTATTTAATATCGCTGAAAGCACTGAAACCTATAATCATCAAGATCCGTTAATTTGGTTCGGGATTATTATATTAATCGTTTTGCTATCAGCAATTATACCTTTAATTTTTAAAAAATGAATAGTGGACTTGATATTATAAGCGTGCTAACAGGTGTTGTTTCTGCGGCGACAGCTGTTATTGGAATGTGGTTGAAAATAAAATACGATGAAAAGAAAAGTAAGGAATTAAATTATGACCCTTCGGCGCATGGAAATATTATTTCTGCGCTTAATTTTGTTATGGAAAAAACAGAGGCTGATAGGGTTTACATTATGGAATTTCATAATGGGGAACATTACTTTTCTGGGAGGAGTCAACAAAAACTAAGCTGTACATACGAAGTGATTAGCGAAGGAATAAGCTCTGAATGCCAAACTATGCAAAACATAAGAGTTTCGAATCTTCACGGATTAACAAAATCGATTGCCGCCGAAAAAACTTTTATATGTAAAGATGTAGAAAATTATGGAGAGGATATAGGCTTTAAATCTTTCTTGCAAGAAAAAGGTGTTAAAAGTTTATTTGCTCGACCTATTAAAACTTTAAATGGAAAAATACTGGGAACTATTTGCCTTGAGTACGTCAAAGAGAAAAGAGAATGGGGAGTTGATGCAGAGGAGTTTACAAAAAAACAGAGTGTAGTTATTGCAGGTTATTTGATATAATTAATTTTTTAGCTATAATATATTATTATGGCTTTTTCGTACTGTCCTCATTGTGGATTTAAAAATATGTACTCTATGCAGGCACCAAAATTTTGTGGTGGATGTGGAGAGGGTTTAAGTATATTATCTGCAGCAAAAACAAAAGCTGCTGACTCACGCAGATCAACTAAAAAAATAGTTGAAACTATAGATGACCCTGATGGTGTGGATATTTATGAGGTTCCGAATATTTCAAAATTATCATATAGTGTCGAAAGTGATAAAAATAAATTTAACTTAAAGGACTTGATTCCGCTAGAAGTTTTAGAAAAGTTTCAGGAAGAAGATGAGCCTATAAAGAAAACAAAAAAACGTGGTAAACCAAGAAAATCCTAAGTTTACCTACGAAGATAAATCTGACGAAATTGATTTAGAAGTCAGAAAAAGAAAGGGTAAGTGGTTTTTAGATTCTTTGGCTTGGTTTGATTTTGAAGATGTTGAGCAAATTATAAAAGCGCATATCCATAAAAAATGGCATCAATGGGACCAGTCTAGGTCTTTAAAACCATGGATAAATAAAATAATTACAAATCAGATGAAAAATATTTTGCGAAATAACTATAGTAATTTTGTTAGGCCTTGCTTGAATTGCCCATTTAATCAATCTTGCGCCGCAAAAGACGGTGGAGAATCTTCTCTTTGCGGTTTCACAAAAAGCGGATTGCAGGATTCTACTTGTCCGTTGTATGCAAAATGGGAGAGAACTAAAAAACCAGCGTATGGAATAAAAATGGCTCTCGCTCTTGAAAATCATAGCTACGAAGTATCGGCTATGCAAGATCAAAATTTTGATTTAATGGAAGCTCAGAAAAAATTAAATGAGCACATGAAGAATGAATTATCTCAAAAGCAATATCAAGTCTACGACCTGCTTTTTGTTCAACATTTAGATGAAGAAGATGTAGCAAGAAAAATGGGTTATAAGACTACCGAAAAAGGAAGAAAGGCAGGGTATAAACAAATTAAAAATCTCAAAAAAATATTCAAGCAAAAAGCTCAAGACATACTAAAAAGAGAAGATATTATTTCTGTTGGATCAACAATATTATGGAGTTAGACGAAGACCAAAAAAACATAATCAGAGATAATTCTGCGGAAATCACAGACCTAACGGAATTAACAAGATTGGTTTTTCCTGATGCCAAAAAAATAGATGGAAGAAGCAAGCAAGGCAGAGCTGTGAGGGAGTTTTTATTAAGTAATAAAATTGATTACCAAACAAAACATTTTCAACCAAAAGATGATATTCAGTTAACTGAAGAGCAGAAAGATTTTGTAGACAAATCTATCCAAGATGGGATGACTTGCGCACAAACAGCTACAGTTCTTTTTCCTGAAGTCAGAGTTACTCAAGCAACTAAGGAATATCAAGCCGTATTTGAATACGTCGACTCTAACGAAAAAATTAAGACGCCAGCATCGGAAGACGCTATAAATCGACGTTATTTTCCACCTAAAGCGGCGAGTAAAATAATAAAAAAAATAAACGACTCAGCTCAGACAAATGTTAATGAAGACAAACTAACAATGAGTGAAAGGAAAAGTGTTGAATCTCTGGGAGCGTTTCTTGCTTCTCCTAGGTTTATTCAGGTTATAAATACTTATGACGCGCAGGCAGATAGAGATTTATTTGAAGCTGAATTTGTTCGAGCAACATGGGATAAACCAGATCTTACGAGTGATGAAATTAATTTATACATTAATGTTTGCATGGATTATATACATTTAAAAAACATTCAAAGCGCAATTAATAAACTAAATAGAATGTTCGACGAAGCAGAAGATCAGCAAGATTTAACTGTAAGATTGGCAGAATTGCTAAAGACAAAAAGCGAAGAATATAATCAATGCGAAAAAAGAATGGAATCTCTGATCCAGAAATTGCAGGGAGATCGATCAAAAAGAATATCTTCAAAACAACAACAAAATGCTAATATCTTGGCTTTGGTTCAGCTATTTCAAGAAGAAGAAGAAAGGGGCGTGATGTTGAAAATAGCAGAGCTACAGAAACAGGCGGCAAGTAAGGAGGCTGACAGATTAGAATCCATGCCGGATTGGAAGGCAAGAGTACTCGGAATTTCAAAAGAAGATGTCGTCTAATATTTGTAAGATTTGCTCTCTTGAGTTTGAGAGCGAAAAGAAACTTCATATGCACTTGAGGTCTCACAAGATTACTTTGGCGGAATATTACTTAAAGTATTACCCCAGGTATAATTTATATTTACAATCTATAGGCAAAGAAGAGCTTCTCCCTTTTAAAAACAAAGAGCAATATTTTTCTAAAGATTTCTCCACAAGAGAACAACTTTTAAAATGGTGTGAAAGTGAGTCTGCAGAAATTGTTAAGCCATATATATTAAGATTGCTAAAAAAAAGAATAGAGGGGAAAGATTTAAACTTCGCTCCCTCTCATCTAGAGTTGGCGGTGAATGAAATGCCAACTATCGAGCTTTATCAAAAACATTTTGGGTCATATTCATCCGCTTGCAATGAAGTTGGAGCGAAGCCAATGTTTGGATCTAAATTACCAAATGAGTGGACCAAGGATGTAGACCCTACGATAAAAATATTTATTGATACAAGAGAACAGCAACCTTTGACTTTTCCTAATTCGGAATTATTAAAATTAGATTTCGGAGATTACGCAGTTGGAGGAAAACATTATGACTATACTTATGTAGACCGCAAAGGCGAGCAAGATTTTAAGTCAACATTAAGCAAAAATAACCTGGAAAGATTTAAATATGAGTTGGAGAGAACCAAGAATTTAGATTCATATTTATTTATTGTAACGGAAGGTAGTATATCTAGTATAGAAAAAAATAATCGTTGGGCGCCTCATATGTCTAACATGAAATACATTTACCATAACATGAGAGTATTAGCTCATGAATTCGCAGGTAGCTGCCAATTTATTTTCACTGGGAGCAGAGAAGAATCAGAAAGAATTATTCCAAAGATATTAACGTTAGGAAAAAAGCTTTGGGGCGTTGATTTGCAGTATTACATAGATAATAATTTAATATAATGGCGTGGGAAACAGGAAATCAATTATCTAGAAATTCAGAAATGAGCTTCAACGAGCAACTTGAAGAAATTAAAGGTTTCATCGAAGAGAAGGAAGCTAAAATTTTATTGTATAAATTTCTTAGAGAAAATATCACATTTACCGCTGACTTAGTTAGCGGCGTTCAGCTATTCCCTTTTCAGCACATGGCGATTAAAGCTATGTTCAGCACAGATTACTTTATGGGAGTTTGGTCTCGAGGAATGAGTAAATCTTTTACTACTGCAATATACGCTTATCTAGATGCAATATTAAATCAAGGTGTTGAGATTGGTATATTATCTAAGTCTTTTCGTCAAGCAAAAATGATCTTTAAAAAAATTGAAGACATTGCTTCAAAACCTGGTGCGACTTATCTAGCGCAATGCATATCTCATAAATCAAAAAGCAATGACGAATGGTTGCTTGAAATAGGTAGCAGTAGAATACGCGCATTACCTCTCGGAGATGGAGAAAAGTTACGGGGATTTCGTTTTCACAGAATTATTATTGATGAGTTTGCTTTGATGCCCGAAAGGATTTATAATGAGGTCATCATACCTTTTCTTAGTGTTGTTGAGAATCCAACTCAGCGAGAAGAGCTTTACAATCTAGAGACAAATTTAATCCAAAAAGGAGAAATGTCTGAAGACGATAGGCATGTTTGGAGAAACAATAAATTAATTGCACTAAGCTCTGCAAGTTATAAATTCGAATACATGTATAAAGCTTACGAGCAATTCGAAGAGTTAATAATGGCTGGCAGCACAAAACAAAGTGACGCTCATAGAGTAATAATGCAGTTTAGTTATGATTGCGCCCCAAAACAGTTGTACGATCAAAATCTTCTAGATCAAGCTAAATCCACAATGAGTCAAAGCCAGTTCGATCGGGAGTTTGGTTCTATATTCACAGATGATAGTAGTGGGTATTTTAAAACCTCTAAAATGGCATCTTGCACACTTAAAGATGGGGAAAACCCTCATATAGAAGTTTGTGGAGAAGTTGGTGCAAAATATATATTGGCATTTGATCCAAGTTGGGCGGAGAGTGAGAGCAGTGACGACTTTGCGATGATGGTATTCAAATTAAATGATGATAAAAAAATTGGCACTGTAGTTCATAGCTATGCATTATCTGGAACAAACTTAAAACAACATATATTTTATTTTTATTATTTGCTAACTCATTTTAATATTGTATCTATTGTAGGAGATTATAATGGAGGAGTTCAGTTTATAAATGCATGCAATGAAAG